ATGCTTCCCGAACTACGGAAGAACGCTACTGCGACTATGACTGCGGGTAACAAATACGTAGCTAGACCTTCAGATTTTCTATCGGTATTCTCTTTTGCGGTTATCGACGCTGCTGGGGATACTACATATCTACTTGATAAAGATGTAAGTTTTATCCGGGAAGCTTATCCGTCATCTGGCACACAGGCGATCCCTAAATACTACGCACAGTTCGATGGGGACTACAACACAGACGAAGGTAACTTTATTCTTGGTCCAACTCCAGACGCTAACTACGACGTAGAGCTGCACTACTACTACGATCCGCCATCTATCGTTACATCTGGTACATCTTGGTACGGGACCAACGCCGAATCTGCATTGCTATATGGTAGCTTGATCGAAGCTTATACCTATATGAAGGGCGAAGCCGATTTGATTGCGCTATACACAGGGCGGTACAAAGAAGCTATGGGGCAACTTACTGGGGTTGATATACGTAGCGACCGAGACGAATACAGAAACGGAAAAGTATAATGGACTTTGAAATGAAATTTGGCTGGGACGGCGTTAAGGTCCGAACAGCTAACAACAGGGGTTATAGCGTAGAAGCTATTGCAGAAATGTGTGCGGATAAAGTTATTACCGTATCTGACACAGCCCCAGACGTAATTCGTGCGCAAGCCGAAGCGTTTAAGACAGAAATCTTGCATACCGTGCTACAATATATTAAGATGGCGGTTAAGGAAGATCGTGCAACTATGTTCGTTAAAATCCAAGAGGCTGGTTTCCCTGACCTCGCAGAACAACTAAGGAGACTTTGATATGGCCTTTTCTGGAAACTTTATGTGTACCTCGTTCAAGCAAGAACTGCTTGTCGGCACACACAACTTTACTGCTTCTACAGGTGACACGTTTAAACTAGCGCTTTATACAAACAGCGCTTCGTTTACTGCAGCCACAACTGCCTATACGGCAACCAACGAAGTTGCGAACTCAGGTTCATATGCTGCTGGTGGTGGTTCATTGGTAAGCGTTACCCCAACAACTTCGGGCACAACAGCATTCTGTGACTTTGATGATCTGTCGTTTACTTCGGCAACAATCACTGCTCGTGGCGCTCTGATCTATAACTCAAGCGCTTCTGGTAATCCTACCGTTGCAGTCTTGGATTTTGGTTCGGATAAAACTTCAACCACTGGGACATTTACAATTCAGTTCCCAACAGCAGATGCTTCGAACGCCATCATCCGTATTGCCTAATTTAAGGAGGTAGCGTTATGGCGCTTATTGTCGCTGACCGCGTAAAAGAAGTCACCACGACCACTGGTACGGGTACATACACGCTTGGGGGTGCCGTAGATGGTTTCCAAGCTTTCTCTGCTGTAACCGTTGATACGGACACAGTATACTACGCGATTACCGACGATACTGATTGGGAAGTTGGCATTGGCACCATTGGTGGCACACAGACAACCCTTGCTCGTACCACGATCCTATCTTCTTCAAATTCTGGCAGTGCTGTTAACTGGGGCGCTGGCACAAAGAATATCTTCTTAACCTACCCAGCCGAAAAGGCTGTATACGAAGACGCAAGTGGAAACGTCGATGTTCCTAATAACCTCACGGTTGGCGGTACTGTAGATGGCGTTGATATTGCTGCGCGTGACGCGGATTTAACAACCACCACAAATACGGCTAACGCTGCGCTACCAAAAGCTGGTGGCACAATGACGGGTAATCTCGTACTTAATGCCGATCCAACTGCCTCTCTTCAAGCAGCGACAAAACAGTATGTGGACACGATTGCAGCGGCAGGTATCCACTACCATACACCAGCCCGTGTTGAAGCTCCTGCGAATTTACCCTCAACTTACGACAATGGCACCTCTGGGGTTGGAGCTACGCTCACTAACTCTGGTACACAAGTGGCTATTGTTATTGATGGTATCGCACTTAGCTCCTCTGATCGTGTTTTAGTATATCAGCAAACCGACCCTGCACACAACGGAGTTTATACGGTTACTACGGTAGGTTCTGTTAGTACAAACTGGGTATTAACCCGCGCAACTGACGCAGACTCCTATGGGCCAAGTGATCCAGACGCTCTGGGTCAAGGCGATGCGTTCTTTATTAGCGCAGGGGATACAGGCGCTGGTGAAACCTATGTTATGACTACCGTTGGTACGATTACTTTTGGAACAACGGGGATTGTGTTCACTCAGATTTCGGCTACGGCTATCTATAGTGCTGGCGCAGGATTGACCCTTACGGGGCAAGAGTTCTCCTTAAACACTCCTGTTGCTTCGGCCACCGCGTTGGCCACTGGGCGCACTATTGGAATGACTGGTGACGTAGTTTGGACATCCGCTGCGTTTGACGGGAGTGGTAATGTTACGGGTACAGCCACTATTCAGCCAGACTCTGTTGCGCTTGGTACAGATACTACGGGCAACTATGTTGCTACAGGAGCGGTGTCTGGTACGGGTCTTTCTGGATCGTCATCATCTGAGGGTGGGACATTCACGGTTACATCAAATGCTACAGCCCTAAATACTGCAAGCACAATTGTTGCTCGTGATGGTTCAGGAAACTTTGCTGCAGGTACTGTAACGGCTGCTCTTTCTGGTAACTCTACAACTGCCACAGCTTTGGCCACGGGCCGCACTATCGGTATGACGGGCGATGTCGTTTGGACTTCTGCTTCGTTTGATGGTTCTGGCAACGTCACAGGCACTGCTACTATTCAGGCTAACTCCGTTGCTCTTGGCACAGATACGACAGGTAACTACGTTGAGTCTGTTGCTAACGGAAGCTATCTAACAGGCGGCGGCGCGGCTTCTGAAGGCGCTGCACTCACTCTTGGAGTTGACGCTGCATCTATAAACACTGCGTCTAAAGT